CTTGAAATTCCTTAATCGATTTGATCAAGGATTTGTGTGTTGTTTCTCCTTCTAATGAGATTTCCTTTAAAATTATACATATCGGCACTTTGAATTGCGTAACGAAATCGTTGTATCCCTGTGTTTCTTTTTTCGAAATGATGCCGATTTTTTTTACATTTTCCCAGACAATCTGTTTTTTATTTTCAAAATAACCCCTCATTTCACACTCCTCCTTTAATTTTTTCATTTTCGAGTCACTATTCTCATTTATAACGTCTTCACTTAACTCTAGTAAAAACTCAAATCGACTCGACCAGAAATTGTGTGTGACATATCCAATTACTACGCAATTTGTATTTTCGTATGATTTAATTTTACCAACATTGATCCCCTTATTTGACCAGGCTTTACACGTAAATATATCAGAACCAGATCTTATTTTGAAGCCAATACCACAATTATTTTTAAACAGCTTACATTCAACTATTTCACCCATTAATCGAATCCTTGGTATTTCACTGGTTACTATATTAAATTTATCGCTTAACAGCTCATTTAGTTCTACTATTGTAAAAGATTGCTCCATGTTTAATTGAATACCTCCAAATTCTGTATATAATCCATCTCATTTTTTTTATCTACATAAAAGCAGCAGCATTTTAAGTATTTCGCTGTAAAAACCTCTCTAGTTTATCGTTTAGCATTTTCATTTGCGTTTCTAAGTTTGTAAGTCTATCATCTATTGTGGGTGTTGTAGACTGTTCTTCCAATGTAATGGTTATGTTGTTTGATTTACCAGAATCGTCATTATTCACCCTTTTTAACTTTTTGAAAATACTAGTTTCTAACTCATCTACATCATTATTTGCTTCTTTGCCCCAGGTAACATTTTTCTTTGGCGATGGTTTGTCATTCGTTACACTAGTGCCGTCTAAATTAATGTGTTTTAATCGCGGAGGTTGATTCTGCGTGGCGACTTGCGGCACAAATTTATCAGTTTTAATCGACGTGTCTTGCGGTTTTAACCAATTGGTCGTTTGATTTATGTCTGACGTATAACTACGATTAATCTCTTCAACATCGTAGTTTCTTTTCGCAGTCATCTCTTTAATAATTTTATCTATTCCGGTAATAGGTTTGTCTTCATAATTATCAGTGAATTTTGGGGGCTCTGGCACATTTAATTTCATCGCACTGGTAAATTCCTCTTGGCGCCTTGTTAAATCTTTGTCAAATTGAGATAATCGATCTGTCTGCAGTTCTTCATATGTAATTAGTTCCCGTGCCGGTGCCGGTGGCTCATCTAATATTTTTATTTTGGATGGCATTTTCGCATTGGTGCTCTGTTTTATGTAATTTAAAATAAGTATGATATATTTTTTATTCATGTCAATTAAATTAGAACTCTTCGCCCGTTCTGATTCAAAGAAGCCTCGAATATTATTTGTAAATACTTGCGAAATTTCGGATTGTACTGGTTTTTTCAAAAAACGAAATATATCTTCATCACTTATTACATCCCACAGTGTCGCTAAATTATCCTTTTGTAAAAAATCATTAATACTCATTAATATATAAATAATCGAATGTTATATTTATATATTTTTACAGGGAATCATTAAAATAAATATGACGAAATTTATTCATATATTCGTCCTTTAGAATATGGGTCTTTAAATAATGCGCAGTCATCTTATCTTCTAACATATGTACAATGAAATAGAGAGAATAAATACCGCATTCAGTATTGCCATATTGGTGCTCGATGCCTTCATTGCTATCAAATTGGAAGTTTAGTTTGGGAGACATGGACACTCCTTGTTCTTTAATGCGGTCGACCAAAACCATTATTTGTGAGGTGGGTTTGTCGCCTGTGCTATCAAAAAAGAAGATTTTTCGTTTCTTTATGTTAATAAACATTGAAATCCAGTGTTGCCCTGGCTTATTATGTGGGTCTGTATTAAATATGATTCCAATTTTAGTCTTGCCATTCTTTATTTGTTCGCTCAAACTAAAGTTACACAGTTCATCCCATACACATTCTCCGTATAATTTTCTGGTATCAAAATCAATCGGCGACGGACCAATAAAATCAAAGCACTTGTAGGCCTTCTCATATTGTTTCATAACATTCATAATGTCAATACTCGAGAGCCATTCATTCGGATTTTTCTTCCACTCAGCAGGTGATTCTGGTGCGAATGAATCAGACAATTCGCTTTCAACCGGTCCAAATACGGAGCGCTGCCTTATCCAACAAGATTCCTTATTACAGATACCGCTCAATTTTTCGGATATAAACCGATGAATCTCCTTCGGGGAACTAGATGTTATTTTTACGTCTGGATGTCTAGCATTCCACATGTCTCGCAATCGATAAAGATTTTTGTTTGTATAACACGAGAAATGGTTGATTTCTCCCTTTGGTTTTGGACTACAGTTTAACCGTTTCAATTTGATTTCCTTTTTCGCATAATATGGGGTCGGGGGTCTTATCCCTTTTTTAATGGTTTTATTCATCTTATGTTTCTTATTTTTGACCCTTTTTGTGTTCGTCCTCATAAATACTAGTGATATTATTCTTTTTTACACCCTTGCTTTTAAATTCCGGATTTTGTAGATTTATGTCTTTCTGTTGAGGAAGTATAAGCTCCTCCTTCTTTTTTGTCCTTATTTTTGTAACATATTTGTCTAAAGTAGGTGTGTTCATTTTAACTGAACGCAGCGAAGACAATAAACCCTCATTATAGTCAGTCGTGCCATTTATAGAGCAATTTATAGAGCTATCTATCGTGTTATTACTCAAATCTTCTACTGATACACTCTCACCATATTCAGATTGTATTATATCGCTTCGGTCAATTGCCTTAAAGTAATTTATAGCAGTAGTTACAAATGTCTCGTATGTAGATTTAACATCTATAAACAGATCGGGTGGCGGTTTTCCGCTAATAATCTCCTTAAATAAACCATAAATTCGTTTGCGGTAAAACCGTTTATCCTCCTTGCTTAAAGCTCGCTCCTTTTTAGTTTTAATCTGATTACTATACATCTCCTTATTTAACAAGCAGTCTAATGTTACACGATTCACGAAATCATCTGACATATAATTTATATGTAAAATAATTATTATAATTTATAGAGGTTTCTGTATTGCGGATATATTAACACTTTTGTTTTGTCATGTCGCGCACTTGGACTCGTGTATTATTATAAAACATTCCAGAACCAATTACAGACTTATCTGGATTCGGGTTGAAATCCGAAAACTTGTCCTCTTGAAATAATAGGTCGTGCGGGCTGGGTTGTTTTTGAGAATGAAATTTATAATTGTATAAATCGCTATTACTACTAGGGACAAAAACAGCCTGACTACACTTCTGTAAAGCGAATACCTGGTTTCTCAACTCGGATTCGGTGTTTACATTCGAGGCAAAACCAGACCATGGAGATGTTGTGTTCCCTGGGTTAAAGGTTTTATTAATATTATATATCGGTAGCTGTTCCATTGGAACAGTAATGGGTTTTCTAGGATCAACAATTGGGAAATAAGAATATTTCGTCATAACAGGACGGACGTCTAAATACGGCTGTAACAATTGAGATGGGATATTTCTATCGTAAATTCGTGTATTTGTTTGTTGTTGTATTTGTGAATTACATAACTGACTCTTGTTTTGTAAATTGTCCATTGATATAAATATAGTAGATTATTATTTAATCCAAAATACCTATAAAATACATTTAAATAAATGTAAAATACATATAAAGAGAAATTTAATAAATAATTATAGGGATCATGTGTGGAATTTTTGCTATTTTGAATAAATTAAACACACATTATGATAATATCTTTACTGAATTCGCCAAGGGTAAAAATCGCGGGCCTGAGTTTTCTAAATTAGACGATACCTATAAAAAAATGGTCCTTGGTTTTCATCGTTTGGCTATCAACGGACTCAATGATATGTCAAATCAACCACTGATTATCAATGATATTATTCTAATTTGTAACGGCGAAATTTACAACTATAAACAATTATATACTGATATGTGTGTTGTGCCCGTAACTGGGTCAGACTGTGAAGTAATTATTCATCTTTACCTTAAATATGGTATCGAGCAAACTCTTACTATGTTAGATGGTGAATACGCGTTTGTTTTATACGATAATCGTGAGAACAATGAAAATATTAACCGCGTTTTTGTTGCCCGCGACCCATTTGGAGTTAGACCATTGTATTATTTAAAAAACAGATATAACGGTGGAGATATGAACCACCAGTTATACGGATTCGCGTCAGAGCTTAAGTGTTTGTCGGGGTTTTATAACGAAGACACTGTTAATTACTCAATAGAACAATTTACCCCTGGGACCTTTAGTGTTTTACAGCTTACAAATAATAGAGATTCACATTGGGTAATGGAGAAAACCAATGTTCCGTATTTTATACCTTCGCCTTCTCACAGTTGGTTAATTAATAATAATGTAGATCCAATGATTACTGAAAATATTTATTCTAGGATTGCTGCCCATTTAAATGCGGCAGTCATTAAAAGATGTGTTACAACGGAGAGACCGATCGCATGCCTATTGTCCGGTGGACTAGACAGCAGTCTAATAACTGCGCTTGTGAATAATTATTATGCATCTAATAAGCTACCAAGTAAATTAGAAACATATAGTATCGGTCTCGCTGGATCCGACGACTTGAAACACGCACGAATTGCGGCGGACTACCTTGGAACAAAACATACGGAAATTGTTGTCACTGAAAAACAAATGTTCGATGCTATACCCGAAGTAATTCGGGCGATTGAAAGTTATGATACAACTACCGTAAGGGCGAGCATTGGAAATTACTTACTTGGCA